AGTTGTAAAAGTTTCTATTATTGTGCCGGTATCTACCGCAGACTTATCAAAACGCTTAGTTAATTCTTCGCTGGCATTTGCAGTATCTATAGCTGTTTTACTTAGCTCTTTAACTGCTAAATCTTGAGTCTGTGAAGTCTCCAATAAAGCTTTCGCAAAACTTAATAGTTTTGTATCTGTACTTGTAGCCTGATCTTGTTTTTGCAGGCCGTAAGCTAAGTTTACTATCTCACTAATTATACTAGCATCGGCCAATGCCTTGCCAAAGTTAATACTTTTAGTGTCTGAAGCATCTGCCGTATCCAACTTAGCTACGCTGGCGGCAAACTTTGCAAAGTCAGTAAAGTTTGCGTATTCAACTACATTTTTTCCAACTCTGGCTACTTGGTCATCGTCGATATTCGCTGTACCATAGAAATCATCAGTTGCATCTACGGTATCTGTAAATATTCTGTAGTACTGAATATTGGCAGTTAATACATCACTAGTAACTGCAGCGTCTGTTAGGCCTTTTTGCATTAACAGATTAACTAGCTCTTGAACAGTTTTAGTTTCAACTAAATTTTTACCTACTAGACTGCTTTGCGTATCACTATTACTAATGGCATCTGCTAGTACTTTTTCTAGTCTTTTAGCAGCTGAATCTTGTAAAGTTTTTAATTCTACAAGATTCTTACCTATTGAAAAACTTTTTACTTCTATAGTAGACTTAGTCTCTGTAAAAGTGCGTTTGTAGTTTACTAAAAGCGTTACTGTATCAGTTTTAGATACTAAGTCTATAAATGCTTTATAGGTTTTTACCTTAACTTGGTCACTGCTATCTGCAAAGTCTTGATTACGCTTAAAAAGGCTATCATTGGGTACGGACTCTTCGCCTAAACCACTTAACTGTACTGAAATATTTGGTAGATCAACAGTAGCATCTGTACCAGGTTGTGTGCTTACCGCAGTAATATCGATTGTTGACACTGCAGCATTTACTTCGGTGTATGTAGGTTGGTTTCCAGCTACAGGCGCTGCTTGAATGTTAACAATCTTATCTGTCATTTAAAACCTCAAGGTTGTGTTTGATAAAGTGTATCTGAAGTTGCATCAGTTGGACTGAAAAGAACTTCTACCATACCACGAACAGGTTTAAATGTTCTTGTATAAACTGGGTCTGTTGGTTCTGTTACTCGTAGTTCAAAGAAGCCGTATACTGGACTGTCTACTACTGGTTGAGGAGACCAAGTACTTGCTAAGTCTGCTGGAAATTGCAGATATACTTTATTTAGTAGTGTTTCTATCCACATTGGATCTACATCAGGAGTAGTAGCACTAATTCTACCAGAACCTTTTACTAATTTGTAATATTTAGTACCGTAAAATACAACTTCTTCTTTGTTGTATGCAGCTGTCGGCTGCCAATTTCCTAGGTATATTGGTAATCTTACAAATAATCTTGTCTGTACTCCACCGGTTTTTACAATTGTGGGTCTAGTTGCTTGTCCGGTTGTATTCTCTGCTTCAATAACTACAGCTTCATATATGTAGTTATTTGTTTGTTTTACGCTAGCGTCTTCAATAAAGCCTAAAGTTATTGGAAACTCTAATTGCTCTCCTTTGACAAACGACCAGATAACAGAGCCACCATCTGCAATTAAATCTTGCGTAGTATTAGTTAATCTCGATCTTGCCATCATAGTCCTTTCGTGTAAGCTTTCTTAATATACTTACCTCATTAGTTAGAGCAATCACCTCAGCTTGAAGTCTTTGATTCTCTAACGTTAAATTCTGTAGTTCTTTATTTAAGGTAATGATTTCAGTATGTAATCTACCTATTTCTGTACTAAGAGAAGTATTCTGCTGGCTTAGCCTTTCCAGTTCTGTATGCATAAGAGTTATTATATTTGTCTCTGCATTGGTACTTCGCCAATCTTTTACTATTTTTTGTACGCCGATAAAAACCGCTAAAATAGCTAAAGCTATTCCGCCAAGTACTTCTATCAGACTATCCGTTACTAAATCTAGCATAGGTTATATCCTTATATGTTTGGTCGTGGTTATACTAATAGCCACTTACTATTGCTTAGTTTGTTAGTTATAGGATAATAACCTATTACGAAAAAAATTTAGACACCTAAGCACATTTTGTATTATTATATCATAAGGGCACAACTTTGTCAACGTAAAAAAATACCAGCCCTAAGGCTGGTATTTTAAACGTGTGGATAGTTTTTATTCTGGTTTTACGGGCCACACAACTGCACCAGGAAAGCCTGGTTGATTGGTAACATCACGCAATGCTTGGCGATATGCTGTCCAGGCAACACGAGTCTGCTCACTAACGTCTGGTAGTTGTGTCCAGTCTGTTTTTGATAGTAAAGCATTTCTTTCAGATCTAATGTCGGCAGCTGAAGGAACTGGTGCAGTATAAGGTTCTATAGCTGCTAAAGCTTCTTCAGTTAAGGGTAATAAAGTTGAAAGTAAAGTTTGTTCTGTAGATATAACATTACCTTCACTATCGTGCGTAACTATCTCAACTACTGTATGTTCTGCATTTATAAATTTCATAGTTCAGCTCCAGTAAAAGCAAGGTAAGAAGAATAACTGTGAGCATAATATAATGGACCAGGAACAGGAGTACCAGAGGTACTTAGCCCACCTACACCAGTAGGGCTAAACCTTACAGAGTCTAATATATGGTAGTTTGTATCAACAGCAGGAAGACCCGCGCCACCACCAGACCAATTAGGCCCAAAGTAGCCGCCATAATAACTACCACTAGCATACATTCCTGTAACATGCTTTCTGGCAATTTGCCCATTGAAAGGAATAACAAAGCTACCAGATCCAGTAAAAGACGAACTATTCCACCAACCATATCCAAGTATTCTATTACCGGCAGTACTAGTAGCAACACTACTTGGTGGAAGAAATGGAGTATATCTGCCAATTAAAATACGCTCTTCTTCAGGAGGTCTAATTTCATATGGAGTTGCAGTACTTGCCGCCTCTAATTGTACGTATGCAAGTGCCAGCTCTGGTTAGATACTGGCCCCACACTACTAAATACCAGCATTAACCCATTACCAGCATTTGCTCCAGCATTAACAGTTGCTTGGTATATACTAGGGCTGTTACCTACTGACCAAGTTCCGCTACCTATTAAAGTGGCTCCACTAGTAAGTGAGCCGCCAGTGCCAGTTGTTATAGTCCATGTATCAGCAGTATTTGCATAATAAAGGGCCCAATTTATGGTAGCAGCAGGATATGCATTTCCATACCAACTTATAGTTACATCTTTATTTCTAAGACTTTGTGCATACATAGACTCAATACATTGACGTAAATCAATACGCCCACTACTACCTGAAACAGTGCCAGTAGTTATGCTTAAGTATCCTAAAACTGGATTAGGTGCACTGCCTAGATAGCCGCCGGCTCTCTGCATAGTAGCACTAAAAAGCGTACTAGAACCCGAATGCGCTCCAATTCCCCACGGATCAAACCCTCTTGTAAAAACATAATGAGCAGCACTAGCGCTCGTACTTACACTGGGTGTTGCCAGTCGCACAGGCCAGTAAAATTGAGAATTAATTAATTTATTTCTGTAAGGTGTAGTACCTAAAGTTGTCTGAGTAGTACTATCAGAATACTGTATTCCGGTACTTGTTAAAGTTACTGCCATATTATAATTCCTTTTTCTAAATTAGCCATATTATAACTTGGCCTTTAAAGTTTTAATCTCATTGTTTAAATCTTTTATAGCTTCTACAAGTAAGCCAACAAGATTACCGTATGCAATACTCAAGTACTTTTCTGATTTTAAGGTTGCTTCAGGCAATATTTTTTCTACATCCTGCGCTATCAGCCCAGTTTGCTTTTGTTTAGTATCTATACGAGTATAAGTATAGCCAGTTAAACTACAGACTTTTGTTAGAGCATCCGATATTTGTATCAAATCTGTTTTTAAACTTATATCAGATAAAGCAGTAATATTACCAGTAGC